GGGTGTAGAGTTTGCCTGTTTTGAATCGTGCAGGTACTAAAATCAGCGATGGTGTCGGCATTGTTAGAAGTTGAAGATTGCAGCGAATCGGACGAACAGGCAGCCATTAACGGCAGCCTCGGCAGCGATTGCACCGTCAGTCGTAGCCCTTGCGTTAAACAAGGCCCACACCCCAGCAGCGACTCCGCCTTGGAGCATATTGGTCGGGTAGCCGTAGCCGTAGCCTATCAGCATCTTAGAGGAAGGTGTAACCGATGACTGAACCTGCGGATGGAGTGACGGCCGTAATCTTACCTCCGTTGCGACCGCTTATCACGATACCAGCGGAAACTGATTTGCCACTAAGAGCGTAAGCGGTTAGCAGGTTCTCGCTTCCAGTTCCAGTAAGGGTTGTGAATGTGGCTGCGGTGTTGACTACAAGGAAGTCGTAGTTTTTGCCTGTAACGGCAGCGTCAACGAATTCCATCGTACCGCCCTGTCCGAGCATTTGTTGCAATATGGGTGTAGGCATTTTTTAGCGTTTAATTGTAAATGTCTTTTAACTTGGAATTTCACAAACTGAATGACCATAGGGGATTTCAAAGGTCATCGTCGCCTGCCACCCTGCCGTGCGGTCATCCCGGCTCTCTACGAACCTTGTAAGCGATACGTTGGATGAGAGGGTCCAGTCCTCATTCGGGTCGTTTGTGAGCGACGATATGAAGTCCTGTGCGATTTGCAGTTGGTCGCTTAGGACCTCATCCTCGTTGTCCTGCCAACCCAGCGTAGGGCTGCCCGAAACCACTCCGCCCATCGGTTTAATGGACTCAACTCTATCACTAAAATATACCCCAACCACCAAGTCCAAAGTACCAGCGTCAGTATTTGCAGACTGAACGTCCGCAAAAACGAGCGGATAGACGATTCGCTCACGGCTTGGGGTTCGCAGGTTGATGGTGTTGTCCGTTCCTATCGCCAACGGGTCCCCTGTTCCGAACGAGTTTACTTGCGGATGGTTGTTGGCAAGGTCCAGCAGGGCTTGCTTGATTTTTATCCAAGACATAGTTTTGCAGTTTCAGTATGTTCTTCTTGTGTGCGCCCATCGTTAGCAGTCATTACACGCCCCGAATTGACCGTAAGGGTAGGGGTAGTCAAGGTTGCTAATTCCCATCCTCCTGTTGCGGTCCAAGACCATCCCGGTGCGGTAGTTGGTAGCGTTCGGGTAAATCGTATCCAAAGCCGATGGAGGCGAGTTCCAGAGCGGATAGGAGTTGCGGTTCTCCATCAGGTAGCGAGTAATCCGCTCGGAGTACCACTCCGCATCGTTCTTCACTTTGTCGGTCAGCCGGGTAATCTCTTCCATGCTCATTTGGGAGGACTCTTCGCTTGTTCTGCGAACCATGCCCTTGTTCATGTATTTAAAGGCCAACACCATGGGCAGTTCGTAGTAAAGCCATTGAATCATTGCAGGTTGGATGTAGTCCTCCAGCAGCGTTTGGTTGAGTGCAGACGTTGAACCGCTGACCACTTGGCTGACGAGTTCCCCGTACAACGGAGAGCCAACGATGGGCTGAATCCGCATCTCCTGCACCTTGACAACCGTTGGACGGATTTGGGTGTAGGATACGTTCTCGTTGATGATGCTATTGTCCAGTAGCGTTTCTTCGCTTATGAATAGTGCCTTCATGCCTTGCTGATTTTATTGCCTTTACGGATAACGAGTTGCTGCTCCCATACATGGCGACATTGCGGTCTATTCACTCCGCTGGGCGTGTGATACCAACCGCCTCTGCGATTCCAAACGGAATATCCCATGATTGCAGAAATCCCGTCGATGTCCTCCCTTGTGTAAACCTTGCCCTGCCCGGCCAAGTCAAGCATCACTTTGCAGAACTCACGACTGGAGCCTTTGTCTTTGTTGCTGAAACCCGTGGCCCATGCATACTTGTAACGCACTTCCAAGACTGGCTCTGCGACTTCCTTCACATTCTTGGGAAGGTTCTGCTCGGCTATCTTGTCCACGGCCCGGCTGATAGGGTAGCGGTCCTTGGTAATCAAGTAGGCGACACGCTTGGCGACCTTCGCCTTGCTCACTCCGAACTCCTTTGCCATTTCTTCAACCGATGCGTCCCGGTTCTTCTTGCGATACGCCTCAATCTTCAGGTCCAACTCTTTCTCTTCTTCGCCCAGTTCAGCAAAGGCCTGTCGCACTTGGTCGTCTAAATCGGTGTCAAACCGCATCGGCTTGGAGTGCATGACATGGTAATCGTCTGCATGGCTCCCAAACTTGCTTGCAACTACTTCCAAGACCTTGAACTCTTCGTCGCCCCATCCGTAGTCCTCATCGTCATCTTGGCCCCATTGAGGCTCGCTGAACTCTTGGGACTGCACTCCGAGCATCGTGTCAATCTCTTGGGCTGATAGACCGAAGCCAGCCGAGAGCATGGTCCGAGCCATTTCAAGAGTGATTTTGTCCTGCATATACTGACGCACGATTCGCATCAGGTTTTGGTACTCCCTGCCCGATAGTTTCTTGATGTTGTCGTTCGATGCCAAGCCTTGCGGTGCAGTAGGTTCAGGGCTGACCTCTACGGCTGCCGTTTCCCCTGCAAGACCCGAACCCTCTGCCTTTGCAGGCAAGGACACCAAGGCCCTGATTTCGTTTGCTGACATAGATTCCAAGACCTTGTTGGCAACCAACGGAGAGAGCGAATTGATAGCCGTGATAACGTCTTGGACGCTTGATTCGGTCTTGATTTCAATCGGTGGCAAACCCGCTTTTTCTCGCAGTTCTGCTGGGGTCATGGCTTGAAGGAGAGCCTGTTCGCTCAACTGCTCCGTGATGGGGTTGGTAGGAATTAACTCCATCCCTTCCACGCCATTAAATGAACCGAGGTAGTTTATCATCCGCTCCACTTTGCGGACCCGGTCGTTGACGTAGGTCGCCTTGAATAACTCGTAGGCCTCTACTAATTCAGTCCTTCCTCCGAGTTGGCCCTCGGTTTTGACACCGAATAACGCTGGATTCGTTACACGGTGTGCGATAAAGATTTCTTGTTGAATGGCCTTGTTCAGTATCTCGAACTGCTTATCCATGTCGCTCGGAGTGAGCGGTTCCAGCGTCGGAGCCTTGGCTGCGTCGTCGTTGAAGGTAACCACGAAGCGACCAGCGTTGTCCGTTCCTGAAAACTTACGCTTGATTTGACGCTCGATGTCGCCCTGTTCTTCGGGGGTCGGGATGCCGTTGTTGAAATTAATCAAGTAACCGCCCCAAAAGTTGTTGCGCAGATTGTTGTTGTGGAAGTTCGCCACCTGCACGTCTGCCTCAATCCAAGCGTTCCCCCCGATGTATTCGGGCAAAGGATAGTGCTTCACGCCAGCAGCGTACACCCGATAGTAGAACAACTGCTTACCGAGGCGGTTCTCCGGGTCGAATGCAGGGATTTTCTCGATGTCCCCGACTTTGGGGAAGAGTTGCATCATGTCATCGTTGTACCAATCGGCCACCTGAAACATCTTCTCCTCCTTGTCAACACGGATTTTCTCGAACGGGACGTGTTCCATCTTCGCAATCGTGCCAAGTTTGGACCAAGTAACTGCGACCGCAAATCCGTTAAATAACTCCAAGTCAAGGACCAATTTCTCCGTGATATCGTTTAAGTCCTCCGTGCTGGAAAGTCCGTCGAAGAACTTGATGAATCGAGCCTCTTGCTCTACGGTCAGGTTGTCGCCTGCCTGCCACCCTCCGCCCATGATGTAGTTCACCTTGCCGTTGACAATAGCGTTGTGCTTGCTGCTCCTGCGATAGTTGTCAAGCAGGTAGTAGGGGTATTCGTTCGCAAAGCCGTAGGTGATGTACTTGCCGGACCTATTCTCCAGCATTACAGGAACCTTATGTTCTATCCCAAGCCATTGGGTGAAGTGTTGAGTAGATTTATTACTCATAGCGTGTGGATGGTAAATGAAAGGGCTGAAATTGCGATACTTGCACCGCTATCGATTGCGTTGACGTAGATGGCAAATTCATCGTTGACCGCACCCGTAACGTAGGCCTCCGTGTAAACCGCATGGCCGTTCGTGTGAGCCGTTGTGATGTCAGTCATTGACTGGTCAATCGTTGTGCCGTTCTTGGCTATGTAAACCTTGACTTGGTGGTTGTTGCCCTGCGCAAAGACCATGGATGCAGCGATGCGAAGGGTTGCCCCTGTTGTGCCTGTGTAGGTTAGCGAGTTGGTAGTTCGTGAGAAATTGTAGGTTGACAAAACGCCTGATTTCATCGCACTTGTCAACTTGACCCTTTGCCCCTGCGTCGGGGTGAAAGCCGTATCGGTATCGAGGTAAAGGTTCGCAAAGCCTCGCTCTCGGTCAAGCGTGGCGGTGTCTGCAAGGTCGTCAAATAGACCGCCCACACGGGATGCGGTGTTCGCCCCGGCAGCGGTTTCGTTGGTAATGGTAGCAGCACTCGTTTGGAGTTGCGTTCTCGTTTGTACGCTCATGCGAAGGATTGGTCAAAGGTTGAATCGAAAACCCTCACGCTGGATGCGAGATAGGTGTTGTAAGTAATTGAATTGGCGTAGGTGTTGAAGCCTATCGTTGCGGTTTGTAGAAAAGCCAAGCCCGTTTCAACGACCGCCAAAGCAGCGGCAACCGTGCTATTGGTATCGTAAACCTCATACTTATACGAGCCTGTTTCAAGCGACCCCACGGCAATCGAAAATTGGTCATAGCGGTTGGTATAGTTGGAAAGGTTGGCAGATTTCAGCAGGGTGAAATCGGTCGTGGTGTTCTTGGCAATGCTCGTGAGTCGCAAGATGTAGCGGTCCCCCGTGCTGGCTCGCTCGGTCCAAGTAACCGTCAGGGTGTTGGTCGTGTCAGGGTTCAGGTAAAGCATCTGCTTGTAAATGTGCGATGCCCCCGAATTTCACAATTTGCGCCCAATCTGCCTGTATAGTTCGGCCCGCTTCTTGGCGGTTTCAGCCACGTTGAACTGCTTTTTAATGTCAGCCGTGAGGTTATCAGCCAAGGCTTTGCGAAGGTCGGGGTCAAGAATCAACTGCTTGATGTACTTGTACCAGTCCTTGGGTTTGTTGTAAGGCACGAGAAACCCGTTCTCTCCGTGTCGGATGACATCGGTGTAAGGGATGGTTTCGGATGCGATGATGGCCTTGTTCATCCACCCTGCCTCGACCACCTTCAACTCGGACTTGAGTTTGTTAAACTTGGTATCTCGGAGCGGTGCAAGGGTTACGTTCACGAAGTTGTAGCCCCCGACGTAGGAGTAAATATCCGCTGCCTGAATGCGTCCGTAGTTCGGGTTGTTCCCTTGGTCGCTGATTATCTTCTCGTAGCCTTCATAAACAGGATTATTGTCGTTCCAACCTCCAAGGTAGAGGCGATACTTGCCGTCAAGGTTTGCGTCCCAGCGTAGTTTCTGCATCCCTTCTCGTAGCAGTTCCATGTCCTCGCCATGCTGCGCACCACCGAACCAACCGAACTTGACGAGGTGCTTGTCGGGTTCTTCTTCGGGGTTGGGAATAAATTGCTGATACGCTTCGTAAGGCTCATTCTGCAATATGCTCACATTCGCATTTAGAGGCCGTATGCGAGCAGCAAGATGCTCGGTGGTACAAGTTACCCAATCAGCCAATTTGATGTGCTTACGGATGACCTCTGCGAGTTTGGTTTGGTGATAGTGGCGGTACATGATGTGGCCCGATTCCAGCACCCAATAATCGTCCAAGTCAAGGATGACTTTCGCTCCGTATTGGGTCAGGGCTTTGTAAACATTTTCGACTTGCTCCATTGTCCCCTGACACCAAAGCCGGCTGAACAGGAACAGGTCAATGGACTTCAATCCCTCGTCGCTGATGGTCGTGATGTTCTCCACGCACACATAGTCGAACTCCGGGTAGTTGTCGCCAAGGTAAGCGTTCGGCATTTCGAGGCGGTAGTAACTGCACCCGGTTGGATGGGCGTTGTAAACGATACAAATCTTCATGGCCGTAAAAATAAGAAGGGCAGCCATTGCTGACTGCCCCTCTCAAACCTCAGTGATGAAAACCTGATGCGAAGATACTACGAACCGAGTATCTGCGTAGTCGATGGTGTAAAGACTGTTGACTCGATTAGGAACATCGGGTTAGGCTCCATCCCGGAAAGCGTTATTTCATAGCCGTTTCGGTCGCCGAATGCAGTACCACTTCCAGCGGTTCCAGCGGTTGCCTCAAGGCCATTTATAGCACCCAGCAACCAGTAACGACTGTTGTTGTCTTGAACGATGACGATGACTTTACTACGAGCGAGCAAACGGAGTTCATTGCGGACTGCGACTTGCATTTTGTTGATGGTGAAGGTTACTTCGGGGGTGTAGAAGATTGTGCCATTCTCCATGCTTGCGTTCAAAGTTTCGGTCATGGATGACGTGGCTTTGGTCAAGTCGTATTCAAAAAAACCGCTTGCATTGTACCCGGTGAACCCCGTAACCGCACCTGAAAGGTTAGTGTTACAGGACCCGGTAGAAATCCAGTTTTGGACGTAAATTGCTTTGATGCCACCGACTGAATCACGGCAGCCGAGTGTGTAACCAGTTGTTAGTGCGCAGGACATATGTGTATTTGGGGTTTAAGTTTCAAGGAACAAAAAGCAGGGGGAGGTTTCCCTCCCCCCTACACATTAGGTCAAGCGGAAGTCAACAACCAAGTCGGGGTAAGCGATTTGGACACCTGCTTTAAAGGCTGCTTGGAAGCGGACTTCATCGTTGTCTTTGCTGAACCAGATTGAGAACTGCTCCTCGTCGCTCAAAAGGTCGGTCCCGTAGAAGAAGTTACCGAGGTAAGACGAAACGATGCGGTTAGTTCCAGTCAAGCCGGGGACTGCAATGACACGGACGTTTGTGCCGGGATACATAATATCGCCATCCGCAAGGCCAGCCAAGTCAACTTGGTTATACAGGACGTTAGCGGTTGATTTGAAAGCACCAAGCAATGTACGGAAGTTGTCCCAACCGCAGAAGATTACGAGGTCATTCTTGGTCAGGATGGCCTGTGGGATTTGGTTGTAAATGCCGTCGAAGATGGCGATTGCGTTGCCTGTGGTGATACCAACGGAGGCCGATACCGCTCCTGTGTTACCGCTGATGGTAGAACCCGA